TTGTAGCGACATTACCTTTGTGAACATCAGGGTTGACAATAACAATCGATTGGCTAATAGTCGTCCTTGTTCTAATTGTCAGAGAGTTTTAAATCAGATCGGTTACAAAAACATTTGGTTCTACGACGGAACAACTTACATCAAACATAATAATTAATAATGAAGCAATACCTACACATTCGCTGGAGCGCCGTTCCAGATCAAACTTTTGTTTTGAACCTTGATCCAACCTTTGATCCTATCAAGGAAAAGAATAATCTGTTTTATCTCAAGCACAAGTCCTTTAACTTTCTAGGAGGAGAACCTCACTTTCAAATTACAACCCCTGACATTGCTGATCTACAGGGCAAGAAGCTTATCATCTCTCAGCGTGTCCTCAGTGTTAGTGATCTGTTCACTGTCATTCTGGCTGTGGATGCTGCTCGTCGGATGAATTTCAATTCCATTAAACTCATCCTACCTTATTTCCCTGCTGCTCGTCAGGATCGGGTTTGTAATGAAGGAGAACCTCTCACTCTGAAAATCTTCACTGATGTGATTAATCAGTGCAATTTTGAAAAGGTGTTTATCTTCTCTCCTCACAGTGAAGTTGCTCCTGCTCTACTGAATAATGTTGAGGTTGTGGATGAACTGGAATATGCTGAGAAGGTGATTGAACATAACCTGTCTCAAGATGCTCTGAACACCAAGTTCAATATTGTTTGTCCTGATGCTGGTGCTGGCAAGCGGGTTGGTAAGATTGTCAGTCACCTTGCCAATAAGTTCAATCGTTGTTCATTCAATCTGATTCGTTGTGAGAAGATCCGTGATGTAAAGGATGGCAGCTTGAAGGATTTCTTTGTTCAAGCTGATGATCTTCAGGGACTTCCTACAATCATCTTTGACGATGTGCTTTCGCTAGGGGGTACGTTTAAAGGACTTGGAAATGTTTTAAAATCCAAAAAAGCTGGTAAATGTATGCTATACACATCTCACTGTGATTGCTTGGAAGGTATCCAAAACATGGTAGGATTTTTTGATCATTTCTACACTGTAGATACAAAGAAAGACTGGGAATCTTTGGATAATAAACTGGATGGTAAATTTACATGTTTCCGTTTTAAAATTTAAAAAAGTCCAACTCATACACTAAATATATATGTATGAGCCAATTGATAAAACCTCAAATAAAATGGACGCCGGAAAAAATCCAATTGTTGAAGGATGAATACCCATCTGGAGATAAATCAAAATTAGCAGAGCGTTTAGGAATAAAAAGATCAACTCTTAAAGATGCCGCTAAAAGATTCAAAGTTAAATGTTTGCTACGCCCAAATGGACATCCTCCAAGAGGACATAAGGCTAAAGAATTATTAAATGATACATTAGAATCTTATTATTGGCACGGATTTATAATGGCTGATGGTCATATAACCAATAAGGGGGGTATACTAATTACATTGGCGGAAAAAGATAAAGAACAATTAGAAAATTTAAAATTGTTTTTGAATGTAGATCAGCCAATTGTTCATAAAATTTATAGCACAACATATTCTGAAGCAACCAAGTCTGTACACTTGGCTTTATTTGATGTAGATACTTGTAATAAGCTTAGGGAAAAATATAATGTAACTAATAATAAAACAACCAACCCGCCAAATCTTGATTCTTTACAAAACCAAGAAAAATTTATGTCATTTTTTATTGGGTTTTTTGATGGTGATGGATGTTTCGGTCGCGATTATAAAAATAAAGTCAGTATGATGAAGATAGAATGTCACGGAAGTTGGTATTCAACATTAGAATCGATGGGAATAAAATTAAAAGAATTATTTGATATTGGGTCAACTTTAAAAATGACCAAGCGTGGACATGCCTGTTTTAGAATTTATAAAAAAAGTAATTTTATTAAGTTGAAAAACTTTATCCATGATAACAATATACCAGCCATGAAACGAAAGTGGGATGGTGTTATATAAACACTCGATGATCAACTACTTTGATTGGTATTACACCACAGACAGTCGTCATAATGAAAAAGATTATGACTATGATAAATTCACTGTCTTTGAGTTCAAGCTGTAAGGAACTCTCTTAAAATTAATAAAACGTTAGAATACAATAAACACATGAAACCACAATACATCGAAATCAACGCAAACGGAAGCAAGTTTTACTACAAGGACAAAGCGATGACCATTCTAAATCATCGTGAAGACGGTCCAGCTCTTGAATATTCCACTGGTCGTAAAGAATGGTATTTAAATGGAAAGCTTCATCGGGAAGATGGTCCTGCTGTTGAACGGTGTGATGGTACCGTAAATTGGTATCTCAATGGAGAGATTCTAACTGAACAAGAATTCCTCAAGCGGACTGCTAAAGAAACTATCTTGACAATGGACGAAATTGCTGCTAAGTTTGGTATCGAAGTTAGTAAGTTGAAGATCGCTAAGTAAGGAACACTCTTAAAATTAATAAAACGTTAGAATACAATAAACATATGCAAACACAAGCACTAACACAATCAGATGCCTATAAACTGTCACACCATGGATTCATGAATCCGAAGACTGAATACATCTATGCCAATAAAACCGCTAGAGGAAGTAAGTATCTTCCAGTATTGAAACAATTTTATGATGAGAAAAGTGTTTTATTCGGTCTTCAACATTTCATCAAGGATTTCTTAATCAATGAATTTAATACTTCATTTTTCAATAAGCCGAAAGATGAAGTGATCAAACGGTTTAAGCGTCGATGCGATACATATCTTGGCACCGGGAGTGTTGATATGGATCGGTTTGAAGAACTTCACGATCTTGGATATCTCCCTATTAAAATCAAGGCTCTTCCAGAAGGAGCAAGAGTCAATATCAAGGTTCCATTTCTTACTATCATTAACACTCATCCAAATTTTGCTTGGTTGACTAACTATTTGGAAACCATCATTTCCTGTGAGATTTGGAAGCCTATCACCACTGCAACCATTGCATTTGAATTCCGTAAGATGTTCAATAAGTTTGCCATGGAAACTGTTGGCAACACGAACGGTGTTTGTTTCCAAGGGCATGGATTTGAGTTTAGAGGTATGAGTGGTCGGCACGATGCTGCCATTTCTGGCGCTGGATTCCTTCTAAGCTTTGCTGGAACTGATACCATTCCTGCAATTGATCTTCTGGAAGATTATTACAATGCTGACGCTGAAAAGGAATTGATTGCAGCATCGGTTCCAGCTTCGGAACACAGTGTTTCCAGCCTTGGAACATCATTGACTGGCGAGCTTGATTTCTTTCGGGATGCTATCACCAAACAATATCCAACGGGTATTGTAAGCTTGGTCAGTGACACCTATGATTATTTTAAGGTCATTACTGAATACGCTTCTATTCTAAAGGAAGATATCCTTAACAGAATTCCAAATGAATTGGGGCTTGCTAAAGTGGTATTCCGTCCAGATTCTGGAGATCCTGTTAAGATTGTTTGCGGCTATACTGAAGATGAAATCATCCGAGAAGATGGTAAGTTTTACGAAAAGGTAAAACTTCAATCTGAAGGTCCAAATAATAATCCTGTTCTAATTGAAACTAAGGGTGTAGAACTCACCGAAAACCAAGTCAAGGGATCTATCGAATGTCTATGGGATATCTTCGGTGGAACTGTATCTGACAAAGGATACAAGATGCTCAATGAACGATTGGGCTTGATATACGGAGATTCAATCACTCAACAACGAGCCTTTGACATTCTTAACAAGCTCAAGGATAAAGGTTTTGCATCTAACAACATTGTATTTGGTGTCGGTTCCTACACACTAAACCTACTCAGCAGGGATTGCCTTGGAATGGCTATTAAAGCAACTTGGGCGCAAGTTGACGGTGTTGGTTATGACATTTATAAAGATCCTGTCACAGACGACGGCTTGAAGAAATCCGCGAAGGGTCTGCTTAGAGTTGATCTAATCAACGGTGAATATGTATTGAAAGATCAATGCACCCGTGAAGAAGAAGAGGGTGGTGAACTTCAAGTGGTATTTTGTGATGGGCAACTCAAGAAGGACTGGACATTAGCTCAGATTAGAGAGAGAGTTAGCAAAAACTTCTAACGATATACCTTGAAGTAGGTCCACGGAGAAAAGTTCCGTGGACCATCTTCTAAAAATTCTATATTGTTTATGAGTTGAAAGAATTTTTTGTTCCAGTTGAAATGCCTCATATAACGAAAGGTTGAGTTCGTCAATAATTTCGAATTTTCTAGGTTGTCCATTTTTCTTAGACAAAAATTTCAAAGATTTTATTCTATCTTTTGTAGAGTTTTTACTAATTCCAATTTTGTAATATTTTCCATTATCAATTTTAATATAATATAAAATAGCTGGAACACTCTTAAAATTTTCATTATTCAGGAAAAACTCTTCACTATAACCTCCCAACAATTCACCGTCCTGTTTCTTCTTATCCATTAAACAATGATGACAACCTTGACCATTACAATGTTTTGAAGCTGATAAAAAGAATGGACCATGAAATTTGCAAATGGCTTCAATTTTTGATGTTATTCCAGTATAGTTTTTGTCATATAGGGGATAGGTGTATTTGTAATTGTGGCACTTAGATGCTCTATCTACAAATTTAGAATATGATATGGATTTAGATTTTATTTTATGTTCTTTATTGCACTTTGGGCATCCGTGTTTATTTTGCTTTTCTAAAAATTTAACAGGTCTAATGTAGAATACTCCATGCAGAGAACAATTAACACTTATAGTTCCATCCATAGTAGTCCTTTCGAATTCATCTAAATTTATGACAAATTTATCACCATATTTGACAAGACACTTGGATAAGAATTCATCTTTGGAATTGGTTTTATATTCTCTAGTTGAATAATCCCGTTCTTTACATGATTTGACTATGAACTCACTTCTGCATTTAGGACATCCGCAATTTCCTTTATTCAAATGAGTATCAGGCGTTTGGTGAAATGAACCATGAATCGGACATATTATTTCCATAGGAATTTTCATACCTAAATAAACACTTTTACTATAATCAAATTTAAAATCAAATTTAAAGTTAGCACGTTTAACGAATTCGACAGTATCTAGTTTCTTCATATAGTTATTTAGTAAACTGATGGTAAGATCACTAAGGACTGGACATTGGCAGAGGTTCGTGCTAATGTTGCTAAGAACTTCTAAACAAGTAGAATATGGAAGAAACAGTAACAATTACAAAAAAGCATTATAATGATCTTCTTGAAGATTCAAGACTACTACAATGTCTACAAAACGCTGGCGTTGAAAATTGGGATTGGTATGATGAAGCTCTTAAAGAGTTCAACGAAGGTGAAGAAGAGTGAGTGAACAATTATAAGCGGTATCGTGGTAGTCAAATCCTGTGGATTGACTGTCGTAAACTGGACGGCAATGGAGTAGATATCCAGTCGAGCTTCAGGTGACTAGGAGCCACCACCCACGATACCGCTTACTTTTTTAAATAATATGAATAAAAATATGACATACAAACTAGGAACTATTAAACACATCCCCAACACAGGAGAACCATTAGGTCAAGGTATTATTGATCAGCTTCAAAAGTCAACAACTCCTATTTATATTACTGGATGGGACGTTACAGAAGATTCTAACGGAGATGGTAGACTTGACGGTCTTCTTAAAAAGTTTATGAATTTCCATGGAGCCTTTACCTATGTAATGGGTCGGGGAATCACATCGGAAGAGGTTATCAAGTACGAAGAGTGGCTTGCTAAGGAACACTGATATAATAATTACAGATTGGCAGACGCTGATATTATCCTGTTGTACTTCGACCCATCCACCAAAAGCCCGATTTCGCTGCTGGAGCTTGGACTGTACGCCAGAAGCGGCAAGCTGATGGTCTGCTGTCCAGATGGGTTCTGGAGGC